CAACAAAGGCACTTGGTCTAGTTCTACTGCCTATACTGAAAGAGATGTCGTTCAGTATACCGACAATGGTATACTTTCGTCTTATGTAGCAGTAGCAAATTCCACAAACCAAGTACCCTCAACAAGTGGAACAGTTAATAGTTCTAATTGGAACTTTTTAGCAAAAGGTGGAGCATCAGGTGATTCATTTGGATTATCTAATAATCAAATCCCATTGAAAGATAATAGTGGTAATCTAGGTGGATTATCAATTGGTACTGCAGGTCAAGTATTGAAAGTAAACAGTAATGCAAATGGTTATGAGTTTGGTGCTGCAGGTGGTAGTAGTGATATAGTTGAGATAGGTTCAGCAACTGTATCTGGTCAATCATCTGGTAGTGTAACCGATATTGATATACAGCCTACATATAATAGCAGTTTATATTATATGTATAAGGTTGTTGGTTGGATAGATACTCATTCTGCAGATGCTTTAAGATGTAGACTTCTAGATACTAGTGGAAATCCTGTAACAACTAGTAGCTATAAGTTTATAAAGCACTGGGCAAAACAAACCACAGTAAGTGGTGGAGGTAGCGTAGGTGGTCAGAAACAAGGAAACGGAGGAGGTGATAATAAGTGGGATCTTAGTGTATTTGCACCTACTTTTTTCCAAGGTTATGCTTTATCAAACTTTGTTTATTACCACACTCCTCAAGGTTGGGGTAGTGGTTGGAGTAACAATGGTTACAAAAGTATGTGGGGATGGCATACTGTACAAGGTTCAGGTAATGATATGCCAACACCACAAGCATTTAATGGTAGATTTGATGGTAGTGCAGCCCAACATAACGGACTCAGATTTTCTTTTCTCTATGCAGGATCAGTTAAAGATGCAGTAATTAAATATTATGGGTTCAAGAAATAAGGAGTAAATATGTCAAAAAAAATATTAGTAAATAATGTTCTAAGAGATGCTACTGATGAAGAATTAACTCTGGCGGAAGCAGATAAAATACAAGCAGAAGAAGAAAAAGCTGCATATGATGCAGCTGTATCTGCAGAAAATTCTGCATTAGCAAGTGGTAATACTAAGTTATTAGACTTAGGTTTAACACAAGAAGAAATCACTGCTCTTACAGGTTATGCACCTTCTGAATAATGTGTGAATTTTGTAATGGCGAATGTGTTTGTAGGTAATGCCTAGTCTTTCAGATAAAACTGAAATAGGCTTACCTCTCAAAAATCTATTAGGATTATTAGGTGTTACTGCAACTGCAGTATGGGCATATTTTGGTGTCATTGAAAGACTTAATAATATAGAAACTAGAGCTACTCTATTTGAAGCTGATCTGGTAAAGAACGCAGATCAAACTCCTATAGATCAGGAACAGTTTATGCTTTTAGAATTTGTATCAGAACAAGTAGAAGGTATGTCTGAAGATCTAGAAAACATGGCACATAATAAGGTTAATATTATGAGATTACAAACTGATGTAGAGAAAGCCTTGGAAGATATAGAAGAACTAAAAGATAAAGTAAGAGCAAACGGATATGATAACTAAAGTAATTATAGCATTATTGTTATTTTCTGGTGGAACTATGATTGAACATACTGTTACTGATGGTGTTAAAGATTGTCTTGAAAAGAAAAGAATCATTGAACGCAATATGCAATCAGATACTGCAAGAGTATCATGTGCTAAAGTTGAAGCACAAATAGAAACTATAGAAGGTGTTGAATTTATAAGATCAATGAGTAAAGTAAAGTAATGGCTACACTACAAGAAGTACAAAAAGAACTTAGATCTCTTAAGAAAGAAGTAAGAGAACTAAGAACACATAACAAGTTTTTATTAGATAGACTTGATTTAGCACATGAAAAAAATGCTAAGTTAAGAGAAGAAAAAAACAACATGACTGTAGATGATGTTGTGTTAATGCAGAAATCTAAAGCTGAATATGCTGCATCTCTAGAAAAATCAATTAGTGAACAATTATCTATGCAAGAAAAAGTGCATTTAAATTCGTCAGGATTACCTAATGGTAACACAGTCAGAGAGAATAAATAAATTAGATAAAGATATCCTATTAATCAAAAAGGATATCGAAGTTATTAAAAATAATCATCTTAAACATATTGAATCTGATGTATCTATGATTAAGAAAGTCATGTGGTCTGTTGGTTTCCTAGTATTTTCTAACTTACTAGCTATTATAATGACACAAATAAAGTGAAGTTTTATTTAATTATTTTATTCTGTGTTCAATCATTAACATCCCCTTTAGAAGAAAGTTGTGTAGCAGAACCGCTATATGAACCATTTAATAGTATACCAGATTGTCTTGCATATGTGGATAACTTTAGATACAGTTTAAGAAATAACGAGGATTTGTATGTAACAGGTTTCTGTACACAAAAGGATTATGACACAATATAATAATTTAAAAGAGAGGATTAAAGAGCATGAAGGATATTGCGAAACTGTTTATAAAGATACACTGGGATTTGAAACTGGTGGCTATGGACATAAGATCATACCTGGTGAGGATATACCGACAGACAGAGATGGATGGGAAAATTTATTTGAGAAAGATTTTCAAAATGCAGTTGATGGTGCTTCGAGGATTCTTGATGGTTATGATATTAATAACACAGCTCGTGAAGTTATTATCGAAATGGTTTTTCAAATGGGTGAAGGTGGTGTATCTAAATTCAAAGGTGCTTTATCTAATCTTAAAGAACAAAGGTATTCAGAATGTGCCACAGAAATGTTAGACTCAAGATGGGCAAATCAAACACCGAACAGGGCAAAAGCTCTAGCCTCAGTAATGGAGGAGATCAATGCTTAATTTACTCGGACCTGTCGCTGGAGCAGTCTTTAAAACAATTGATAAAGTTGTCGATAATAAGGGAGAGGCTGACAAACTTAAAGCTAAAGTACAAGAAAAGATTATTGCAGGAGAACTAGCACACTTAGAAGGTGCTGCTAAAATTATACAAACAGAAGCACAAGGAGGATTCTTACAAAGAAACTGGCGACCAATAATGATGTTGGTCTTTGCTGGTTTAATGGTAGCTCATTGGTTTGGATTTACTGCACCCAACATACCTGAATCTGTACAGAACTCTCTATTGAATATTATTTTAGTGGGAATCGGAGGGTACACTGTTGGAAGATCAGCCGAAAAAGTTGCAGACAGATTTAAAGATAGTAAAAAGGGGTAGGGGTAGACCTAGGAAGGATGAAATTACCCCTTCTACGGCTCTTAAAAGAGAAAAAAACGCTAGAATTCTTGTTATCTCTGACCTTCATGTTCCTTATCATCACAGTGATAGTTATAGGTTCTTGGAGTCTTTGGCTGCTAAGTATAATCCTACGAATGTTATTCATATCGGAGACGAAATGGATTGGCACTCAATTAATGTTTCTCACATAATCAATCCAGATCTACCCAGTCCTGCTGATGAACTAGAAATCGGTAGATATCATATGAAGAAACTAGAGTCTATGTTTCCTGTAATGACTATACTAGAATCTAATCATGGATCTATGATACTTAGACGTGCTATGGCAAAAGGTATGTCTAAGTTCTTTCTCAAAGACTATAATGAAATACTAGATGTAGGTCATGGTTGGGTATGGAAAGAATCTCATTGGGAAGATACTGATATGGGTAGAGTTTACTTTGCACATCAAGTATCTAAGAATATTGTAAAGGCAGTACAGATGATGTCTGCTTCAGTTGTCCAGGGGCACTATCATACCCAGTCAAATATAGAGTATGTAGGTAACGACTTTCATCTTAACTGGGGTATGTCTGTAGGTTGCCTTGTAGATAAAAAATCTATGGCTATGGCTTACATGAAAGTAAACATGGCTAAACCAATCTTATCTTGTGGTATTATTACTAATGGTGTACCATCTATAGTTCCAATGTTATTGAGGAAAGATGGTTCATGGGATGGCAAAGTATACATCTAAAGATAAAAAATATTTTATAAAAATAATTGAACACGGATGTTGTGTTCCAGGTTGTATGTCAAATACACCAATGAATGTTCATCATCTACGTGGTAGCCAGGTTCAACATAATAGATCTAATCAGCTTGTAGTACCATTGTGTTTTGAACACCATTCAGATCTGACATGGGGTAAGTATAAACCAGAACATAAGTTTTGGGAACATCATAATTTTGATGCAGTGGAATATGCTAATGAATTGTACTTGAAGCACGAACCTGAACAACATTAAGTTCAGTCATACGTTCTTTGATAGCATCTGTAGTTTGATTCTTTTTTATTTTTTTGCCTGATAGCGAAGCTGCCATGATGGCATATGCTGCAAAAATAGTATCGGTATCATAACCGAATTGTTTTAAGTAGACACTGTAATCATTGAGTGTGTCTACAAGTTCGTCAAGTTCTCCTTTAACAATCATTGTCATTTACTCTTTCTATCATTTTACAGGTGGCAATACTAGGAGTCATTATTTGCGAAGATAACAATTGAAAAAGTATCACCACCTTATTCCCCAACAACCTAGCTAGGTGAAGGTTTTACCTTACATAACGCAGGGGAAACTTTTAAAATGGTATTGGATCATCTGGTAGATCATCATTGATGTCTTTAGTAGGTGCTTGTTTAGCATCACCTTTACCACCTAACATCTTCAAAACACCAGTTACTCTTGGTATAATGATAGAAGTATTATACTTTTTGTTACCACTTTTATCTGTGTATTCAGACACATCTATCTCACCTTCAAGATACAACATAGTACCTTTCGATACATAGGTCTTGATAGTGTTTGTTAAATTAGGATCAAAGGTAGTAATCTTGTGCCAAGTAGTTTTCTCTTGCCACGTACCATCTTTGGTCTTGATCTTCTTTGATGTAGCTAAACTAAAGTTAGCATATTCATCACCTTTACTGGTAGCTTTGATCTCTGGATCGACACCCAATCTACCTACTAATATTACTTTGTTAATCATATTACCTCCTTAATTGTACTAGATTATCTTCTTCAGGCTTAACCTTTGGTTTAGGAAAAGCCTTATCAATCTTCTTAATGATATCATTCATTAATAGATTTTCACACATTCTAATTGCTTTCCTCTTAGCAGTTGAGTAAGAATCCCAATCAGATTTATGTTGATTCTTGATGAGAGTATCATCAATAGTCAATCTCCATTTAGTAACAGAGTCTTGAAAGCGAGGTGTTACCTTCACTATATTCACTATAATGTTTAGGCTATGCCCATACGCTATAGTTGTTTGGTAATGTCCAGCTCTTATACACTTCATGCAATCTCCTTAACTTTTGATTTATCAACATTAGATTTAATATCTGATTTGATTTTCTCAACATACTTACTGTTGTCATGCATACCTAAGAATACATCTGCACTTACACCAACATGAGATAATGCTTTAGTCAATGCATCAGTCATAGCTTTCTTAGTACATTCATCATCTAACTTACCATTAGTTTTATGTAATGATTGTACAGATGATACTGGTCCATAAGTTTGGATTGGTGTTTCTAACCATACACCTACCTCTGCAAATACATTTAAATCAGTATATGTATAGTTACACGTCCAACCCCAACCAATACCACATGGACCGAACACTTCAGTCATCTTCATAATCTGATACATTGGATCAATGGTAGTTAGTTCACCAAAGCCTTTGTTGATTCTTTTAGTGAATCTAGGATCAGTAGTTTTTAGTTGATCCCAGTATCTTTTGTTTGGTTCGTTTAGTATTTTATCAGTCATTAGTTCCTCCTATGCTGTCGAAGTCTACAAGATCTGCAGGTACTTCATCATTAGTTATATGTTGCCAAAACATTTCCTCTGCCTTGATTAGTTTCTTTTGAAACTTCTTGTCAGCTTGTACATGAAATGATTTCCATTTGTTATTACCAAAGATAATAGACAACCATGCTTGAGGTAAATTACATACGATCATATAGTGTTGTATCTGTGGGTAATATCTTTCAAGTATAGTATCATCTTTAGTAAATGCGTGTACGTGTTTGGCTTCAAATACACCTAATGGTTTTAGATTCTCATTCAATACATATCCGTCAATGTTAGCTAACATGAATGGATATTTCTTGATAGTGATAGTTTCATTTGATTCTTTGACTGGTAAATCTGTGTTTGCAGCAAACCAATCTCTATTGAAATCCTCGGTATATATACCAAGTTGTACTGGTAGTACAAAAGAAAGATCTTCGTTTTCTTTTATACCTTTCTTGATTTCATATAGTTCTTTCCAATTACCAGCAACTATTTTACCAGCATCACTTCCTCCTAGTCCTGAGTTTCTGTCTATAAGTTTCTTTTGCTTGTGTATATTCATTCGTCCTCCTCGTTATTATTTCGTCAAATCGTATCTTATCATTCCATAGTTCTTTCGCCATAGCTTTCGCTGTAGGGTGTACATATGGTTTAGTAAGTTCTATACGTAATGCTTGGGCAGTTTCTTTGTCATGCTTGAGATAACAAAAGTAACAAACTTTATCAATCCACCACTGCTTACGTTGCATTGGGTCTGACATATTATAATTTTTTTTAGGTTTATTACGTAGTTTATTATCACTTGCAAATTTCCTGACTAAAAGTTTAACGTCTATCGTAGTCATCTATCGCTCGTTGTAGATACCACATAGCTTTCTGTAGATCTACAACTCCTCCTTTATGATTGTGTCTTACAATATATTTCACAACATTACCAAGAGGATATGATAGTTTTTTATCCATTATAAAATCATATGTTTCAATTGTTCCTTGTTTGTAATGACTCGGATTTATTTGATCTGTCATATGGATTCCACCTCACATCTATTAATCTATAAGACTTACCACTATATACTGATTTTTGTGGTGTGCCTATACTTAAATCAATATCTTTTAATCTACTTGGTGTAAGCATCATTACTTCACCTTTATGTACTGCCTGGATAGTATAGTTCTTATCAATGGCTTGTTGTATTTCATAATCTCTAAGTGAGATATACATTCCTTTCCATAGTTTCTTAACGACTCTTGTTTTTGTTTTCATATCTACTCCTATTAAAACATCTTATACATTGTTTCTCTTTAGTATAATGATCTAGTTGTATCATCATATACATAGTGCTCCATTTCTTACAAGAGGTACACTTATGTAATTGTTTTTCTTCTTCACTAATAAATATTTTTTTCATTGATTGAATGATGGGAGTACGAGGAGGAGGAAGATGAAGAAGTGTACTCCCATCTAAATCTCTACGCTGCTTGGCTAAACCAAGACATATTAGACACTTTCCTCTCTCTATCATAGCGAGTATTTACTGAATCGCTAGGATAATGTGTACTCCAGTGTGTAATTGCTTGATATGCACTGAATTTATTAGGTCCAAATTGTTGTGCATAGTTACCATTGTACTCATCAAGAATATAATTCTTGTGCTGCTGATTGACATGACTCTTGTCAGTACGTGTTGGTTGAAAGCATAGTCTATCTACCTCAGCGTGTAACTGGTTGTCATCTACTGGTACCTCTAACCAGTTAGTCATGTAGTTATGTACAGTATGTAGTCCATCCATAGCTGAATATAAACCAGGTAATGCTAGTTTAATTTCATTATTACCTTTATGTGCAGTATTCAAACTGATATCCCATACTGAACTCTTAAGTCCATTAAGACATAACCATAGGTAGAAACCTAGATCAAATCTGAATGAACGCATACCATTGTAGCTGTTCCATATCACAGCTTCTAGACCAATGGATGTATCTTTGAATGGTATCTGATACTCTGGTA